AACTAAAAGACGTAGTTATTGAAACATTCGGAGAGGCAGCACCTGACAATAATAGAAACGCTTATCCTGTAGCAATCGCAGAAAAAAGAGCAATGTCGAGAATAGTCTTAAAATTATCAGGTCTTTATGCTTTGGGTGTATTTGGGGAAGATGAGTTTAAAGAGGATTTAAAAAAGAAATAATATGCAAGACAACAAAGCAAACACAGACGAAAACAACAATTTTTTAGACGAATTATTTAATAAAATAGATTATGCAAGATTTCAAAATAAGATGTTCGGCAATAGGTCAGATAATGACAAAGCCACAAAGGAAGACCGACACAATATCAAAGACGACTAAATCTTATTGTCAAGATTGGCTAAAAGAGCAAATCTACGGACGTAAAAAAGAGTTTAGTAGTAAATACACAGAGAAAGGAAATAAAGTCGAACAGGAGTCTCTTAACTATATAGCTAAAAACTTATATTATAAAGAGATAATTAAAAATGAAAAGAGTTTTGAAAACGACTTTTTAACTGGAACACCTGACGCAATACTCTCAGACCACTTAATTGACGTTAAAAACAGTTGGGATTGTTATAGCTTTCCTTTATTCTTTGACGCAATACCTAACAAAGCTTACTACTATCAAGCTCAAGGATATATGGCTCTAACTGGCTTAGACAATTATAAGTTAATATACACTCTTATGGACACTCCTGACGAGTTAATTGAGCGAGAATATAAGTTTAGTTCTGCTGATAATTATGACTTATTTTGTCAGCACTATAAGTACAGTAATATTGACTCAAAGTATAGAATTAAAGTATTCAATATTAAAAGAGATAACGAAGTAATTGAAAGCATATATAAAAGAGTTATAGATTGCAGAATGTACATAAAATTTGAATTAAATAAATAATTATGGAAGACGAAGAACAAGACTTTTTTGACTTAATTGACGAAGCCTACGACAGGCTAGTTGATGAAAGACTAAACAACGGATATTATAAAACAAATAAATAAACCAATAAAAACAAATAAAAATGAAGAAAGAAGAAACAATCTACTGCGGAAGCGGTAAAGCAATGAATGACAAGTGGTTAAAAGTAACAATTAACCCCGCTAAAATTAAAGACTACATTCAGGAGTTTAACGGTAATAAGTTTATTAAATTAAATATAAACGTAAAAGACGAAGCTGACCAATACGGAAAGAACGTAGCTGTATCTGTTGACACTTGGAAGCCTGACACAGAGCAAAAAGGACAGCCTGTGAAACAAGAATCTGACTCCTGGGAGTCTTCTAACGATTTACCCTTTTAAGTATAAACAGATAATTAATGACTTCAATGAAAGGGAATTCGATATGGTTTTCGAGTCTTATACAAGATTTAATAATTGAGGGATATACAATCCCCGAACTAGCGGATCAGTGGAATGTTAATGCTGTTTATTTATGTCAATTGTATAAGCCTATAAAAGTAAATCAAATACCAAACTACAAAAGAGAAGCATATTATGACGAGGAGTGGGACTACGGTTCTACTCCGACTTATAAGTGGGAAGACATAAGCAAAGAAGAAAAGTCTTTTTATTACGATAACTTAAAAGCTAATAATTGAAAAAAAGTAGTATACTATGAATAATAATATAAATAAAAATAGATTAAAAATATCCAAAGAAATTGGAGATAAAGCAGAAAATTTATTTATTGAGGTTTTTAGTAAATATTTAAAATCAAAAAATAAAAAAGTTATTATTAAAAAAAGTACACCATATGAAGATAAAAATTTACATATAGATTACTATATTAATGGGGGTTCTTTTGATATAAAAGGGAAACGTAATTTAGATACTATTTGGTTAGAGAAAAAAAATATAAATGGTAATAACGGTTGGTTACTTAGTGAAGTCCAATATATAGCATTTGATATTTTAGAATTAAAATCTTTTTGTATTTTTAAGAGAATTGATTTATATAAACATATAAAAAATATTAATGAATATACCAGTAATAGCTATGAATATAACAAAATTTATACACGTTCAAAATGGGGTAAAAAAGATGAATTAATAAAAGTAAAATATGAAGATATAAAACATTTAGAAATTTTAAAATTACCATATAACAATCAACAACAATTATTTTAATTTAAGTAAATTATAAAATAAAAAATTTTTATATATTATAAACAAACAAAACAAAGAACAATGACAGATTTACCGTGGTTTAAATTCAATCCTAATCAGTGGCTCACAGGCACAATAAGTTTTCTTAGCTTAGAACAGCAGGGAGCATTTATGAAAGTCCTATGTTACTACTGGAGCAAAGAGTGTAAAGTACCTCTAGAACAATATAAAAGAATAATTCCTAACGATTATAAAAGTCTTTTAGATGTTGGAATAGTAAAACAAAAAGGCAAAAATATTGCAATTGATTGGCTAGATAATCAATACAAAGAGCGTAAAGAATCTCACTCTAAAAGAGTAGAGTCAGGAAGAAAAGGCGGCAAGCATAGCTTAAGCAATGCTCGAGCATTAAGAAAAGAAAAGAACAGAAAAGATAATTACGAAAACGACAACGTCTTAAAAGTATCTGAAGAGGTTAAAAAACTTCTTAAAAAATGATAGTAGAAGACGACAACGCTTTAAAATACTTATACGACTATAAAGACGGAAAGATTAAGCAAGGTCTTAAAATAGATTGTTTATTAGACGAACATTTAGTTTTAAAAAGAGGAGAGTTTAACCTTTGCCTGGGCCTTGATAATGTTGGGAAGACGTTTTGGTTATTATGGTATTTTACAACACTAGCAAAAAAACACAAATTAAAGTTTATTATTTGGAGTGGTGAGAATAGGTCCTCACAATTAAAAAGAGATATTATCGAAATGTGGTCAGGCAATAAAATAAAAGACTTAACGAAGTTTGAAATACTAAAATTTAATAATGAAATAAGTAAATATTTTAAGTTTATTAATAATAGAAAACTTTACAGTCCTATTGATTTGTTTAACATCTTCGCAAACTCTGACGCTGATGTGTGTGCTATCGACCCTTATACTGGTTTAAATCACGACAGACGAGTTAATCAGTTTGACAGGAATTATAATTTCTGTAATAGTGCTAGAGAATTCTGCAATAAAACAGGTAAGACTTTGTTTGTGAGCATACATCCTATGACTGAGGCAGCTCGTAGAGTCTACCCTCCTGACCACTTACTCAACGGTCACATTCAAAACCCTAGAAAATCTGACTGCGAGGGAGGTCAGGTTTTTCCCAATCGCGTAGATTCTCTATTTGTTGTCCACCGTTATATATCACATAAGGAACTTTGGCCTTATACAGAGGTTCACGTTATGAAAATAAAAGACAGAGAGAGCGGAGGAAAGCCTACAATGTTAGGAGAGCCTTTAAGATTTGATTTTAACAACGGTTTAGGCTTTACAATTGGAGGCATAAACCCACTAAAAAACACAGAAAACTATGGATGAATTAGAACTATTACTTAGAAAGAACAAACTACATATTTTAATTATAAGAGCAATGCACAACATCGAGAAGGGCAAACCTAAGAAAACTGAATTGGAAGCCTTAGACACTCTAAAAACATCAATGGAGACCATTCACGAGTTAGCTGAACACAATAGAAACTTATTAAAAGAAGTAAGAAAGCTTAGACTCAACAATGCAGTACAAACAAAGGATATAGTAGAATTAAAACTAAAAATAAATACTTTAGAAGAGTGGAAATAAAATAAAAAATTATGAATTACTTATTAAGTCTTTTATTGATATCACATTTTATAGCTATATTGACTGGAATGTTTTTAATTAGATTAATTGACATATATTTTAAAGATGAAGAAAAGAACGCTTAACGAATACCGACAAGTTAAAGACTCTGTCTATACTCACATTTACGAGGACGAGTTAAAGACAAATAAAATACTTAGTTATATATTAAAAAAGTATTGTGATAAATTTCCAAACGACAAAGACTTAGGACAACAAATAAGAAAACTAATAAACGATGGCACTGAACGCAAATAAAAAAGGAAAAAATTTCGAGAGAAAAATAGCTAACGAATTAAGCAAAGAGTTTAACTGTAAAATTCGAAGGACTCCGCTTTCAGGCGGGATGGATTTTAAGGGAGACATTTTATGTATTGACGATAATTCTATTATGTCAGAATTTTCGTGGGAGTGTAAGAATCAAGAGAAATTAAATATTTGGAAGGCACTAGCTCAGTCTCGTAATGACGCACCTAGAGGGACTATTCCTTTAGTTTGCTTTACGAAAAATTTTGAGTCTGAATATGTTGCTGTCCAGTTCAGCGACTTTGTTAATATTGTTAAAGAATTAGAAGA